CACCACAACTCCTGCGCCACTAGCTTTGCAGGATTGAAATACATGGGGTACGCAATCGCCGCGGTAATGCCAATCAGTTCGCCTGCGTCTTCCGCTACCAAAACAATCATGTTCTCGTTGTCTAGCGCGCCTTCGACAAACGCGGCAGTACCTTCGCGGTCGAACGGAATTACATGGCTAACAGGTGTTGTCGCAACAAACGCCGCCGCCAAGTCCATGTAACTTGGCATGTCTTCAATAGTGGCGGCGCGCACTGTTACGAACATTAGCTAACCAGACGGCCTGACGCGCGGATGTTGATAGCCGACGCCGTGCCAGCGATGGTGCTGATGAAGCCATTGTTAGGCAGCACATGGCCGACTAGTTCAGGAAACGTGTATGTCTCCGATGGCTGGAGCGTCTTGGCCTTGACGATCAAGTTGCTGTCACCAGCAGTGCCGGCAGCCGTAATCAGGTTGACGCTGATCGTTGCGGCGGTTGCGCTGTAGTTAGTCGCGGTAAACTTGTCGATGATCGTCTGCACACCAGTTGACGTGTACTGCGTTGTTTGAGTTGCTTCCGCTGTCTTAGCGGGGATGATGTTACTAATAGATACGGCCATATCTGAGTCCTTAACTTTTGTTACGCGGTAATTAAAGAGTCGATCTGTGACTGAAGATCGGCAATTTGGGTTTGAATGGATTCAAGCGTGGGTGTTGGCGCCGGTTGCAAAATTGGTAGCTGTTGCGGATTCTCCAGATAATTAAGGTGGAACTCAACTAAGCCATCCAACTCGTCAACACTAGATGCCACAACAACAAAAAACTTAATCGGCTCGTCGTTAAACGTAGTCGATATTTCGTACATATTATCAGCAATGAAAGAGGATGTATATGCCATAGCTTTTCCTACGCTGCCGTTCTTGTTCTAAAGAACATAAAGCCAACCGTTGCAGTGCTGCCAGTGTTATTAGTCCAAGTATACCCGTTGATGCCGGCGTTGTAAGTGACGGCTCCAACTGCGCCGCCCGCATATGTTTGAGTACCCGGAGTTGAAACGTTGCCGCCGCCCATTAAATATATTGATGCAAATCCATTGCTGTGGTTGTTTACGAGCAACATTCCCGATGCGTTGCTGAAGTTAACAGTGCCGCCGTTTGCTACCGAAACTGCCGCTCCAGACGTATCAATCGTGTAGTTACCCGCCGCTGCGCTAACCGTAATGGTTCCTGCTACATCTAATTTACTAGCTGGTGAAACTGTGCCGATCCCAACGTTACCGCTGCTGTTGACGTACATTCGCGTTGCGGCGTTGGTTACGTCGTAAAAAGCAAGACCTATGTTGCTTGCGCCGGGGTTGCCGCCGACGATGTCAAAGTTACCGCCGCTGGCGCCTGTGTTCTGGATACGCAGGCGGTTGGTTGATTGATCTGAAGTAGAAATATGCAGAATTGTCTGTGGGCTGGTTGTGCCAATACCAACGTTTGTGCCAGTGTCATATACAACAGACGCGGTAACGGCGGACGTTCCGTTACCCTTGACCAGATAACCAGATGTCAACGTTGTGGCGCCCGTGCCGCCGTTAGCGACAGGAAGTGTGCCAGATACTTGGGTTGTAAGACTGACACCAGACAGCGTGCCGCCAAGCGTAAGTGACCCAGACGTTGTAACCGTGCCGGTAAGCGTAATTCCGTTAACCGTGCCAGTGCCGCTTACACTAGTGACTGACCCACTGCCTTTATTGTTAAAGGTAGTCCAATCGGTGCTGGTTAGGTATCCGTTAACTGATGTTGTTGCGGCAGGCATACTAATAACCGGCGTTGCGCCGCCAGAAGACACAACCGGGGACGTGCCTGTGACGCTGGTAACTGTGCCGGATGTGCCGGTCAAAACGCCAGCAGATAACGTCAAGCCGCCAGCTACACTAATCTCTTCGGCTGCACCTGTGCTGGCGGTAGTGCGCCCCAATAAGCGGCTAGTAGCCATTGTAAGGCCATTTGCAGAAGCATAGGCACTGGGGGCGACATAGTCCGTAGCGGCAACCGCTGCCGATAGCGCAGTGCCGTTACCTTTTATCAGACCTGTAACTGAAGTGGATAAAGTGATGGCCGGCGTTGTGGTGGCAGTAGCAACGGTTCCCGCAAATCCGTTTGCGGATACAACTGAAACGCTAGTTACGGTTCCGACAAACGCATCCGAGGCGTTAATCGTAATTGAGCCTGCACCGTTGGTAATGCTGATGTTTGTACCCGCAGTAAGCGTCGCCGCAGCCAACGTATTGCCGGTCGTGTTGCCAATCAGAAGTTGACCGTTAGTGTAAGAAGTCTGGCCCGTGCCGCCATTAGCTACAGCCAGCGTGCCGCCAAGCGTAAGTGTACCGCTTGTCGTAATCGGTGATCCAGTAAAGGTCAGGCCAGTTGTTCCGCCAGACGCAGCGACAGAAGTGACAGTGCCGCCGAGATCGGGCGGCGTAACACCAAAAGCATTCTGCAAACTGTTTAAGCTGCTTTCTAGGCTTGCCACCATACCGTCAGAAGCAACTTCAGATGCTTGCGTTGCAGACGCCAGCATAGCATCGTAAGTAGCCAACAGCGACGCTGTGTCTGGCCCCAACGCGACTTCTTCTTGGTTGGCCTGCGTAGCTGTCAGCAACGACAGAAAGAACCTATACCATTCACGGCTAATTGCGCCTGTCCGCGGGTCGATAAATTCGACGCGCGGCGGCGTTAATTGTGTAGGGTTGATAGGTGAAAGCGCCATTAGGCGCTTGTCCCGCTGAGTAGCAGTTCAGCACCCATGATGTAAATTCGCACAGGGTCTGTACCTGACACTTCGTAAACGCGGTCGCGTATTTTCATTGTTGCGCCAAGGCGGCGCCAGATGGTGCGCTTTCCATATTTGCCAATAGCCCCCATCGACTTCCAATGTTCGTTCGACCATGTATGGCCGCCATCATCAGAAAAGCGCAGCATAACTTGCGGGTCGCTGCCTTGGCCGCTAACAAGCCCGACACCTGTTTCGCAGTCAAGCTGCATCGAATGCTGGATAGTACGCGCAAGGTTGTTAGCGCCTGTGGGCAGCGCGCGCCATGACCGCAACCATTTTTGCGGCGCGCCATCATCAGCATACACGTTCAGATCAAACTCATAAATCTTGCCGTTTTCGTAATCGCCCACAACAGTGGTGCTGTTAAAGAACATTTGGCTGTTAGCGCGATGCCGGTTAAACTGCCCGTTGTTAAGCGATGCGCGTTCATGCCATGCGCCGGTGGCGACATCGTACACCCATGTAGTGTCGGCGGAAGGAAAGTTTAATACGTAAAAGCTGTGGCCGTCCTGCTGATACGTGTAGCCAACAGCGTCCGTTAGGTCAGCATACTCTTGCATCTGCCATTCGATAGCGTGCGTTGACACACGCTGACCGATGTAGCCCGCAGCCTTGTAGACAATACCTTGCCCGCGCGCGTCCTTGCCAAGCCAGTAAACTTGGTTGTCCATCTTGGCGATGCTATAAGGGGCAGCGCAGCCTAGTTCGTTAAACGCGCCTTGAATACGGGTTAGCGGAAAGTCAAGAAGCCCTGCGTCATACCAGACTTCAGTTGAATTTGATCCAAACACCCAGACTTCGCGATGGTCTACAAAGACCGCAACAACATCATCAGGGTTGCCTTCGGCGCTGGCAAATTCCAGCGGGTCAATACTGGTTCCGTCTAGTAACTGCGTAACCCAGATTTTTTGGCTGTTTGGCTCGTTGAATGTAAAATAGCCGTCGATGTACCCAACTGTAGTTGCGCCGGGGAAGTCAGGATCAGTAATCTGTTGAAACGTGTCTGTGCCAGCGTTATAGATGTAGCCTAATGGGTTAGCTGCAATAAATAGCTGCGTGCCGTTGTCAGCCATACTGACAGGCCCAGAGCCGCCTACAGTGCCTTTAACAACCGCGTTCCAACTGCTGTCAATCTGATATAACGTTGAGCCGGACACGGCGTATCCGTAATCACCAAACGCCCATAACCCCCGAATAGGTCCGCTGCCAAGTGTAGCCAGTACAGCCAACCCCGGCGCGCGCTGAAGAAAAGCTGGCTCCTTACCGCCTTCAGGAACAATTTCTGGAAACAAGTTGACCATGCGGTTGTCGGCGGCGTTGACGCTTCTAGCGACATACGCCGACCCAAGGATCGGCGTCTTCATTAGTAGTTCCCAGCGTAGATGTTAAACCGCTGACGTGAAGCAATGAGGCTGTAAGGTATGGACATGATGTCATCTGGGTTGTTAATGCGTTTGATGTTACGCTTCGAATACATAGCAATGCGGCGAACCTGTGCCGACGGCTCTTCACCAAACTCAGGCGCCATTTCGCACGCCAAGTTATAGCGGAACGCACGCAGATAGCCGGGCGGAAAATGCAAATTTGTTGCCAGCGTTGCAGGCTGGGTCAGTTCCTCAACCGAAATGAAATGCCATTCCAGATCGCGCGTAGGCCGCGGATAGATGTACATTTCAATGTCAGGGAACGTCATGTTGACAAAGATGACTTGCGGGTATGTCGATGTGACGGTCTTGACCGCGATACCGTTATACTGCTGCTGGTTGATGAATTTGATGCCGTAGCTGACGCCAGTGCCGGGGTCGCGGAAATACGTGCTGTCATCCAGCAACACTGGACGGTTGCCGACGAAGTTACCGCTTGGCCCCATCGTGCGCGACAACTGGCCCGCAGGCCATGTGAATACTTGGTCTTGCGTCGCGAAGACGGACAGGCGCTCTGTGTTCCAGCTATCAATCATCTGGTTCATGGCGCTGAGTGCGTCCT